TAATGTTTAATCAGTTTATCTATCGTAATATCTGCCATTTCAAAATGAATTTAAAAACAAAAAGGAGTGAAGCCACCGACCTCACTCCCTTTCTCAATTAACTAACCTAAACTTCTTAAACTGCTACTGCACTATCAGTATTTGACTTATAAAGTCTGTTACCTTTTTTGATAATACCAGTCGTAAATGCTGATGCGTTTAATCTTAAAGTTACAACATCATCTGCAGCTAATGCTCCAGAAAAAGTTCCTGTGTAAACTTTAGTTGTTGTGTTTTGAGTTGGTGCGCCTGTAAAAGCAACTACTACTCCATTTTTAGTAAATTCTAAATCAGTTGCTGCCAATGCTCCAAAGTCAACAGGCTTTCTATCTGCATTTGTTTTTACTGTGAATGTTACTGTCGTCGCTAAAGCTGCTGGAACTGCTGCAAATTTTACTAATGCATCGTTAACACCATCCAATGATGCTTGTCTTACATCATGTTGAGCTTGTACAGTCCAACTTCCATCTTGATCTCTTTCACTTCTGTAAAGTTCTTGAAGTTTTAATTTTGACATTGAAGTATCTGCACCATTTCCATCTTTAATTGGAGCAACTGAAATCATTCCAAGTGTAAAACCTTTCACATAAGTTTCAGTAGATGTGTATAAAAATGAAAGTTTTTCATCTAAATAAACTACATCATAATTTCCAAAACTTTCTAAAGTTCTAATTGCTTGATCAAAGTAGTTTCCGTTTTTAAAAGTAAATGCTCTTGTGTAAGGACTTTTTCCAGCAGTTGTAATAATATTAGAACCTGTATCGGTTACTTCGTTATCTTCTGCCGTTAAATCTTCAACTGCTGTTACTTTTGATAAAACAACTGCTTTTCCTTCTTGTTGAAGTTGCTGTAAATAAGCAATCGAAAATGCTTCTTCATATTCAAATCCTTGCGGAGTGAAAATTAAAACTGATGTTCTTTGAAAATTAAAACTACAATTGTAAGTTCCAGTTCCTTTAACTCCTGCTGCATCGCAATTAAGTCTATTAATTTGCGCTTGTAATTCTGTTGATATTGCCATTTTTTCTAAATTTTAAATGTAGTTTTTTGATTGTAAAAATTTAATTCCTTTTTCAGAATTAACTTCAATCGTATCTCCTTTTTGGTACTCTTTTTCTCCGTGAGTGAATTTGTTTTTCACTTTAAAAGATTTTGCTTTTGGCACTTTTTCTTTTGGTGCTTTGTCTTTATTATCGTTTGCACTCATTATATTGGTTTTTAATGATTAAAATTTAACAACAACAAGTATCATTCATTTGATATTCAACTTCTAAATTAAACTTAAATACATGATAAGGTTGCATGTCGTTTTGTTGTTCATAACTAATTCCTTGCAATGCTTTATCATATCCAAAATCTAAAGTTTTTAACCAAACATTATCAAATTGATTTAAAATTAATTCTACATCATTTTGAACTTCTGAATCTGCTCTATGTGTAACTTGTGGTTTTACTTTTGATAAATCAACAATAAAAATCAATTCTAAATCCGTTTTCCAATTCAACATATCTTCTTTTGTTGCTTTTGCTCTTTGTAAAAAGAAAAATTTACTTTTTTCTGCAACTGATATTAATTGGTATTCTTTTTTACTTACAAATCGATTAATCGTTTTTTTACCTTCATTTTCTAAAATGTAACATCTTTCATATGCTTCTAAATCAATACTCCAAGTTACATTTAATTGATCATACAATTCTTTTTGAATCTTTGCTATTGTAGCATCTAATCCTATTGGATTTGTTTTTGAATAAATCATATTGAACTCATTTCAATTTCTAAATCTGAATCATCACTTTCTACAAGTTGAGTGTCAAATGTTCTACTCATAACCCTCAATGCTTTTCTCTTTTCATCTTGCCATCTTTTAGCAACTGTGTTTAAATCTAATGAAGTAGTTTCTGCTATTAACATATCTCTATCTAATTGGATTGTTTGACTTCTATTTGAGCGATTGTTTGAGTTGTGAAGAAACATTTTTAAGGTTTCTAATTCAAAAGTGGCTCTTACAAAATTTGCTAATTCATTAAGATTATTTTCGATGTAAATTGAACTGTCAAGGAAAACTGAAATATTAAATCCGATTCCATTATTTGAATTTCCATAACTATAAACTGCTGTTTCTGGTTCGCTACCAATTCCAACTGCTGTATAACATAAAAATCCATTAAACTTTAACGGATCAACATAACTTGAACTTCCTATAACTTCTGTTGAATCAATTGCAAAAATCCATTTTCCTTTACCTGTAAACGTATAATTCAAATCTTTAAAATCTACAATTCCGTTGCTTGGTGTTATTTGCAAAGTGTCAACTAAAACTCCTTGATTTATAACGTACAAATTAACTGCTGTAGTTCCTAACTTTTGAAATGATATTTGATTAATTCTAAAGGTTACATAATCGCTTCCTTTTGGTTCAAAAACCCACGCTGAATAATCATTAGGTAATTGGAATGATTGACTTGGGCCAGCATTGTAAATGTATTGATTATTGATTAGTCTTTTAGTCAAATTCAACTCGCTGTAAACTTTATCTTTTACTTTGTCAATATGGTTTTTAATTTTTAGGCTTTCAATATTAGTTTCTAACCAATGAGTTGAATTTTCTTCATCTGGCGAGTTTCCAATGTTGGCATTTGATAAAGATTGATAAATTTTACTATCGAAACTTACAATATCAGTTCTTTTTTTAGTTAAAGAATAGTTTGAATATGTTGTATCTGCATTGTAAGGAACAAATGCAAAATCATAAAATGATAGGAATTCCAAAAGGTTTTCAATTGTTATGCTTGGATGAGTTCCGCTATTTAGATACAATCCGCTTTGTGGTATTGCAGTAATTTGCGAATCCAATTGTACATCACTTGAAAAATCTTCTGAAATTCCTAATATCATTTTTTCTATTCTTTAATTGTTAAAATTAAGGTGCTGTGAAAGTAATTGAACCTGCAGCAGTTCCAACTCCATTTACATGGTAATTAGTCCCATCACAAATCAACTCTACATAATCTCCTAAAGTTTCCGCAGTTGCTACGAATGAAATTGTGTTTTCATTTACAGCTGGTACAAAAGTACTGTTAACATCTGCTCCACCTTGAATTATATTTGTTGTTGCTACAACTGTAAAGTTTGTTGTTGCAAAAGCCAATCCTACGATAAATTTTGCTTTAAATCCTGGAACTGGAGCAGGAAGTGTTATTGCAACTCCTGCTGCTGCTTGAAGTGAAAAAACTTTTCCACTATCGCCTTTTGTCAATGTTCTTGCAGTACTTACAACTACTACGTTATCTGCTGCGGATAAATCCGTTACATTTCCGTTTACATCTGCTTTAAATGCACTTGTTTTCATTTTTATTAATTTTTAAGTTAAACAATTATGCAGTTGTACCTACAATTTTAACAATGTCATTTGCTCTTGTAGTAATATCACTATTGTAACGATAAACTACGTAAAATCTTGCCCAGAAAGCAATTTCTTCAAAGTGCGACATAATCGCATTAGAATCAGTTCCAGAAGTAATTAAAGCCGTTGCATCAACTGCTTCTTTATTCGTGTAAACGTTAACTCTCATTCTTGTAAATGGCATTTCAACATCTGAAATACTCCATTTTTTACCAGCAATTTCCGTTCCTGCTACGAAATCATAAGGGAAATTCTCTACTAATCCAATTGCACCATCACGCACAATAAAACCTGTAAAAACTTCTCCACCACCAGCAGAAATGTTTTCTGATTCATACATATGATCTAATGGAAACATTCCAAGAGCAGCTAAATTTTTATCGTTGCTCATTGCATATTTCAATTGTTCAGCTTTTTGAACTGCTAAACCTGCTCTGTTGGTTACAATTCTGTAATCTCCTGGCAATTCATTTGCAGCCATCAAATAACCTAAATTGAAAAACATAGTTTCTTTTTGAGCTGCTTTAGTTACTGTTAAAGTATCTGTTACAGTTGAAAAAGTAAATGTTCCATCGCCTTGAGAAACTTGAACTGTACCTAATGGTAAAACTTGTGATTTTCTTGATTCCATAACTGTTGATAAAATCGTTTCAATGCTTTTACCCATTTGGTAACATACATTTTTAGTTTTTATCATTACAGCTTCTTTTTCATCAATCATGTTGTTTGCATAAGTTGATGGATAATGTCTAAATCCAGAGAAAACATCATAAGCTACAAAGCTGTATTGATCACTTTCTTCTAAATTAGCAGGAATATAATTAAATCCTGGCGTTGTATTTACTACAACGGTTTGATCTTTAATTACTGGAATTTTTTGATTACGCAAAGAACTCATTGTGTTCATTGCTTCAATCTGACTCGGTAGAATGTAATCTACAGCTGGCGTTGAATCCGCTACTAAATAAACATAACCTAATTGAGAAAATCTCTTATCATTGGTTACGTTCATTCCTTGTAAATCATTCAATAAAGTTGCATTAATGAAACTCATCTTTTTAATTTTTTTGTGTTAATACTTTTTTTAAATGCTTTGCGGTCTTTCGCTATTTTTTCAACTCCTCAAGAATTTTAGTTTGTAATTCCATAAACTTTTTAGGTCTTTCTTTACTCATTTTTGGAATTCCTTCTTTGTCTAATTTTTCATTGATTACTTTTGAAATTTCTTCTGTACTTGGTTTTACTGATAACTCAATATCCAAATCTGCAAGTTTTTTATGTCCAGGTTTAAATCCTGTTCCTGGTTGTTTTCTACCTTCTAAAAGTCCTTTGATGTTTTCATCATTTTGGATTACTTCAGAAAGTTTTTTAACAATATGTTTATTTTCCTTAGATGTTAAAATACTAACTCCGTTTTCATCAAATGATTTTTCGTAATTATCATTTATGTTTTTTACTAACTCATTCCATTTTGCTTCGGCTTCGTACTTATTAACCGTTTCTGGAAAATTTGGCTTTTCATTTTGAAAGAAAACTTTGTCTTTTAATGACTTGTATTCTGTTTCTAATGGTTCGTATTTATCGGCTTTTTCTTTTAATGAATCGTAATCTGCAAGTTTAACCAATGCTTTATCTAATTCATCTTGTGCTTTTTGTAGTTCTGCTTTTGTAGCATCGCCACCATTGAACTCTTTTAATTTTTGTGCGTAATCCGCTTTTAGTGTTTCAACTTCTGTTTTTTGAGCTGTTAAAAACTCATTTCCAGCTCTTACGTAATAATCAGCTAATTTCTCGCCTTGATTTCTTTTAATTGAAGTTACTTCTTCAAGTTTATTTGCTGCACCAGACAAAATTCCTTCTGCATCGGTGTTTGCTTTCGTGTCCCACTTTGCCTTCTCTGATGCTATGTAGTTTTCATAAGGTGTTTTAATTCCTGCTACTTGTTCTGGCGTAAGGTTTAGTTCTTTTGTAATTTCTTCTGTTAGGAAATCCATAATTCAGTCTTTTAAATTAATTTTTTAGTTAATTGTTTAAAACAAAAAAAGACCTCATTTCGACTAAACGAAATAAAGGTCTTTCTTTATTTTGGTGTTTACGTTTTCATTTTTAGAGCAATGCGTCTTCACATTGATTTTACAAATGTAGTAATTTTTTTTACTTATTGTTACTTTTTACAAAAATTTGGTTTTTCTCTACTTTCTAATGATAGTTTTATTTTATCCCAAACCTCTGAATCGTTAACAATTTCAAATCCTTTTCCTAAATAAAGAATCTCCATCATTCCTTCACTTCCTATTGTTGCCATATCTACTTTGCTTGAATCAATCAACATTGGAACGGTTTCAATTATCTTTTCTGGAACTACTTCATCATCTGAAATAATTGCTCTGTCTTTTTTTGGTTTTGTTTCTTCTTGCTTTCTTTGATTAGCTTTTTTTTGATTTGCTAATTCAACTTCTTGAATTTCTTTACCGTTTTTTAGGATTTTTACTTTTACTTCCATAATCTTTTATGAATTTATTTAAGGGTTAATTATTGTTTTTCAATCTCGGTTAAAATCCAAGCTAAATTGTTTTTGTATCTGTTTGGAACTTCTTTATCAAATTTAGCAAGATACTTTGATTGAGCTTCTAATAAACTTGAATTCTCATTAGTATCTGGATTCAATTCTTTTGTAAGTTGTTCAGAAGTTAATTCATAAACTTTATCAGCGGAATAAACTAATTCTTCTTTTATGAAATTATCTTCAACTCTTTCAAATCCATTAGCAACTAATAAATCAACTTTTATTTTAAATTCGGCTTCTTTATCCCCAACTAAAACTGGTTTTACAACTTCAACTCCATTTGCATTTCCATTCATAAATGCTTCTAATTTTGCATTAAGTTCTTCATTCTTCTTTTGCAAATCTTGAATTGATTTTTGCTCTGGTGTTAATTCTTTAACATTTACTTTTAAAAGAGAATCAATTTCATCTTTCAATTCTTTTGGAATATCTTTTTTAATTTCTCCTTCGTAAAATTCTCTTACTTCAATTTTACAAATTCCTAATCTTTTTAAGTTTGTCAAGTGGTTTTTCCATTGTGTATCATTGTAAGTCAATGTAACATCTTGATTTTCGTTTGCAGGTGTAACTCCATCTGCTTTCATAAGAACTTCTTTTCCCTTGTAAATTCTTAATACTGCGGTTTGTTTTGCCATTATTTTAAGTGTTTAATTGTTTTGGTACTATTACCATTTCATCTATCAAATCTGTCAATAGATTGTTAATCATTATTATTTTTTCGCTATTTGTAGCATCTAAATTATTGTAGAAAAATGTTATATCTCCAAAACGAGCCTCAAATAATGAAATCCAATAAGTAAATCTTAATTGAAGTTGTTTTGTTGTATCATCAACTAAATTTTGAGTTAATGCCTTGTCAAAATCTGTATCACTTGCATAAGGTAACAATGTGTATAAAATTGTTTCTCTTTCGGCTCTACCTTTGTTAAATCTGTATTTTGTTTTTCCTATTCTTAAAAGTAAATTTCTTCTTTCAATTGGATTTGGTGCTTTCTGAAATAAATCAAATAATTCTGTTTCATTATCTAAAAAGAAATCCGAACCATAAAATAAACTAACTCCAACATTCTCAATTCCATACTGCAAACCTAATAAAATTAAATCAGATTGATTACGTACCCAAGATAAATTCATTGAAATTGCTCTTAATTTATCCTGTTTGTTATGAGTACTTGAGTTTATTTGAGTTTCATTCTTTGCTGCATCATTGTTTTGTTGATAATCTCCAAGTACATTAGCGATTATTGAACGCTCAATTTCTTGTATTCTTTTATTTAAATAATCTAAACATTCAATTGGAATGTAAAAGAATTTAGCAAAGTTTTGAATTATATCAGTATCAATACTTTGATCGGCTTTTTTTACTTGTGGAATTTCTATTACAGTTCCAGCCTGCATAATTGAACCATTACTTGAATTTGTATCTTTTCCGAATTCTGCTTTTTGACTTCCTAATTCATTTGAACTCATTGGCTCTTGTGAATTAATACCTTTGAAATCTTGACCTTCTAAAGAATTTGTTTTACTTTTTAACTTAACCGTTATTGGTATCGCTCCATTTGGTTCTGTCATTTTCAAAAGAGTTTTCAAAAATACATATTCTTCAAGTTCTTCTCGAACGTATGAAAATATTGATTTTCTAATAATATCATTTTCAGTTGAAAAAGCCTCATTTGAAATCCAACAAGCTGGACAACGTTTTAAATCATGCGGAATATTTAAAAGCTCAGTGTATTTATCATCATAAAAAATAAATGCTTTATCATCCATGTATAAAAATCCTTCAACTTCTAATCCGTTAATTTTAACTTCAGATTTAAAAGCTATTTTTTCAATGATTGAATTATCACTATCAATTGCAACAACATCGTTTATACAAACTAATTCTCGGTATGCTGAATTTATATCGTTTAAATCATGAACTAAAATATCATTGTGATTGAAAAGTAAAGAATTGAAAAGTAATGTTTCGAATGTTTCATTATTTAATTCCGTTGGACATTCAACTTCTTTATTTCTAATTGAGTATTTGAAATAACTATCATCCGCAAAATAAACTCTTTTTAATTGTGGTTTAATTTCATCATTGATAAGTTTTGCGCTTGGTAATGGTTTACGCATATATTTAAAAAATGATATGAAATTTTGTTGTCTAAATATTTGCTTAACCCAAGTTAGGAAATAATCTGTTCCTGCATAGTTTCTATTTGCCCATTGAGTTATGTAAGATGCAGTTATGTCTTGTTGAATTTCAGATTGCGTGAAATAAGATAATTGCTTTTGTTGTTTATAGGCTTGTTTTACATATCCTATTCCTTTCTGTTCTTTTACAAATTCAACTGACATTTTTTGAGTGTTTTAGTAGCAGTCTTTTGCCTTAATTATTTTTACAAATTTATAGTTTTTTATTTCATTATTACAAATTTATTTTTATAGCATAAAAAAACCGCTAATTAAAGCGGTTGTAATTATTTTCTTTTTTTCTTTTTTGGTGTTAAATGCGTATTCTTTTTTCTAACTTTTTTAAGTTTTCCTGCTTCATCTAAATAATCTGGATTTTCAACTAAATAAGGTTTTGCATTTGAACCATACTTAATCACTAATTTACCAAAACTATATAATTCTGTAACTTTTTCTATACTCTTACCTGTTCTTTTAGAATATTCTTCTATAAATTCTTTTCTTGTTTCGTTTGTGAATTCCATAATTTAGTTTTTACATTCCCAATAAGTTCTATAAAAAGTTTCATTGATTGTATTTTGATTAGTATAAATCCCATCGTAATAACAAGGGAAATTCATTCCGCTTCTGCTGTCTTTTCCAGAATAAAACCATTCAACACCATCAACTGAAATTTGTTTTGTGCCTTCTATTTTACACATACAACTTTCTTCAATCGGTTCTGGCTCACAACTTGCGGCCATCAAAATCATTCCTAAAAATGATATAAGTAATAATTTAATTGTTTTCATAAATTCTAATTTATTAAAGTTTTGTAAATTAATATTAAAAATAAGCTATGCATAAATTGATCGTAACCTAAAATTAATGTTTGATTTGATTTTGTTTCTGCTTTAGACCAGAAATGATTTATAATTCCTACTGATGCATCGATTATGAAATGACTAAACAATTGAATTAACATTGCATTTAAAATTTTGTAGATTTTCAATTCTGAAATTAAAAAAGAATATCCAAACAAAATTAATACCAATATAATCGAATGAATCCATGAATGAATTAAAGCAGTAAGGTATTTGCTACCATTAATCTCAATTGTATTGCCTAAAGCCGTGTAATCAACTAAATAATGACTAAAAAATAATATCGCTAAAAGTGTGATGTTTTCCATATCTATTTTTTTACTTTTTTACAATCATCACATTTCAAAACTTTAATCTTTAATCCGGATGCAGTTTCTGAATATTTGCAGTTTGGACAATCTTTTGAAGTTTCTTTTGTTTTTTTAGTTTCAACTTTCTTTTCTTCTCCTTTTAGTACTTTTAAAGTTTCATCATAACTTCCAGTTCCTAATGTATTTCTTGGGATTGATTTCGCTTTTCTCTTGATTACTTCTGCAAATTTATTTTTATCCAATTTTCCGCTTTCTTCAATCCAACTTCCTTCAACTAAAGGATTGTCTTTTGGTATAAATTCAACTTTCAATTTGCTATCAATAAATTCTTTATGTAAATGTTCTGGGACATCTCCTCTTGAAATATCTTTTAAAGTCAATCTGTTTTGAATAACAAAATTAAATCCTAAACAATCAATTAACAATAGTAAAGTTTCTGAATTAGGAATTGATAAACCAGTTAGGCATTTCCAAACGTTTGAACGACTTGAATTTATTTTTTTCGCTACTTGCTCATAACTCAATTCTTGATCAATTCTTGTTTTTTCTAATAAATCTATAATTTGCTTTAATTTCTCCATTTTGTTTTGATCTTAATTTTTAATAAAAGTTTGTTCCGCACTTGCTAAATTAGTTAGCAATAATGCTATTAGTAGTTTTTTCATTTTAATCGAAATATCTATTAAACAATTCTAAAGTTTTTTGTTGTGAGCATATAAACCACAATGTTAAAGGATAACATATCAAATGCCAATGCTCAAAATCTTTCATTTCAAAAGTAAATGGTAAAACTATTGCTACCATCATTGTAAATAAACTTATAATTATATAAGTTAAAATCATAATTCTAATTAATATTTCTTTCATCTTCCTTTAATTTTTAGTTAATAATTAGTTATTGGTGGGTTATGTTACCCATTGTTAAAATTTAGATTATTGTTTACTAAAAATTGTCTTAATTCTGAAAGGCTTCTTTTCCCAAAACCTCTAAATCTCATTAAGTAATTAATGTCTAATTTTAGTAAATCCTCAATTGTATTTATTTGTGCCTCTTCAAAAAGTTTTTTAGTCCTTATTGACAAATCACAATCTTTTATTAACGTTTTATCTGTTACTTCCATCTCTCTATTATTTTAAATTAACCCTAATTCTTTTGCTATTGTGTCTTTGATGTCGAGGTTGTAGCTTATTAAGTCCTCGATTGTATCAATTCCTTTAGATAATCTCCATTCTCCATCAGTATTCCAAAATACGTGAAAAATATTATCATTAGTCGCTATTGATTGATTGTTTAAGTGATGATGTTTAAAACTAAAACCCTCAAATATCACTTTAGAGAGTGCGGTTTGGTATTCTTTCTCTAAATGATAGTCAGTTTGCATTTCAAAGAATGAACTTGTAGCAACATCTGTGCCTTTCGGCTCTTCCAAAACAACCCACTTACCATCTTTAAAAACTGCTGGAACAAACATCCATATTTCAAGTTTTTGAGATAGGAAGTTGGCGTAATTTTCAATATTATTTCTAAATTGTAAAATGTTTATTTCGCCATTTTTAAGTTTTTGGATTTGCTCTAAAGCATACTCCACCATTGATTTGTTAAATTTCATAATTTTTGTATTTAGTGTTGTAGTTAAAACTTTTTTCCACCATCTTTTTCTCTATTTTCTAATTTATGGTCTTCACGATTTCTGTTGTATTGCATTTTTTCTACTACCGCACCACCAATATCATAATTCCATCTACCGCAATAATCCATAATACGAATTAGCGCATCAGCCATTTCAACTTCTGCCATAGGTCGACTTGGTAAATGGTCATCCATTAAGCCTTTTCTTTCGCCCTCCATAGCTTCAGCAACTTCACTAACAATAAGCATCAACATTTGACCTTTATTCATGTCTTTTAAATCTCCGTTAGGCTCTGTATGCCAACCTTTTTCTAATGCTTCATTGAAGCATAAATCTCTTAATTTGTTTATTTCGTTTTTCATTTTTTTTTAAATTGGTCTATTTAAATATCCTTGTTTATAAGCATCCTCAATAACTTGTTTTTCTTTTGGTAGGAGTTCTGTTGCGATATCAATAACATCTTGTTTATGTAAAACATATTGAAAATTTGTTACTTTCTCTATCAACTCCTGCATCGGTGTAAGTTCTTTACTCTTTTCCATAAATATTGTCTTTAAAATATTGTTGTAGTTCTTGTGTTGTATGTGTTTTTTGAAATTGATTGTCTAATTCCCAACCATAGCTATTTGCCCAATCAAAAAACTTAACCGAAAAATCATCTGTTATTTGTTCTAATTGTAATGAACCAACAGAATTTCCAGTAAACCCAATTAGAACATTTTCTATATTCTCTCTTAACTTACTCATTGTCTTTTACTTTTTTGATTAATTAAAATAATTTCCTTCATATAAAAAGACATTTGGTTTTCGCTTATTCCAACCTCAACCCATTCGTCATACATTTTATTCAACATCGCCAACATTTCCTTATTCTGTTCCAACAACTCCTCGCTTATATGGTTTGCATACGTAAACATAGTTTTAGCAATACCATTTTGTTCGGATTGTGTAAAAAATTCAAAATTTTTTTTTAGTAAATATTCTTTTGCGTAATCTAATGTGTTTTTCATAATTAATTTATTTTTTGATTAAATACTCAGGAATATCTCTTTCTGAAAAATCTATTTCAATATTATCTATAGGCTCTTCTATTTTACACCAATGAGTTAACTCTTTTTTAATTGTCTGTTGACCACACCAAGATTCTAAATAGTCAAAATATGGTTCTCTATCCTCATCTTCAGGGTTACACCATTCACATACTTGATATTCGTACCTAGTAGTTAATTTTATAGCTACTAAAAAGTCTTTTCCGCAATCTTCTAATGTTGGTTTTTCTTTATTTATTTCTATCCATTTCATAATTATTTATTTTTAAGGTTATTTACTTTTTCCAATATTGATACTTTATCTATAAAACTCTGTAAAACTTCAAATTCAGTTGTTTGCTTTAATAATGAAATTGCACTATCGAAATTTTCCAACAACTCCGATAACTCGCAATTGATTTGCTGACGAACTTTGAATGCGTCAACTATTAGGTCAGTATTAAATTTTACCTCTTTATTATTAATTCCGTAATGCACTCCTTTTACTTCACAAAGAGTAGAACCATCTTCTAAAATTATACTTTTCCAATAAGCATTTTTATCTTGTGTTCTACCTATTGTAGTAATTTTTTTAAATGCTGTTTTCGTTCCTTTAAATTCGCTCATAATTATGTAATTTTTAAACCAAGCAATAATTCTACAGCATTGATTTTAGTTAGTAATTTTTTCTTTTCAAACCAATCGAAATTAGTCTTAAATTGCTCTTGCAAATCTCCTAAATAAATCTGCAATTCAATAGAAAGTGTTTCGCTCATAATTCAATGTTTAATTCGTTATTGGTTAATTTTAAATTAGCTGGATTTGCATAAATTCCAATATCTAAAAGAAATTTATCAGGTTTTTTACCTCTTTTATTTACGTGAAAAGCATTTTTATTCGCTTTTCCTTTTACTCTTTTAATAACTGTAGCGACTTGATTATGAAACTGCTTTTTATGCTCATGATGTCCGTTATTAATAAATAAATACTTTTCTCCAATTACTATTTCACTTGCTTTCATCTCTTCTCTATTTGGTTAATGATTTGTTTTTAAAATGTTTTTTGTTTCTTTTAAGCAACAAATATAAATAAAAATATATTACGTTGCACAAAAGCAACGCTTTTTTGTATCTTTTAAGCAACGTTTTTAATTTTTGTAGCTTTTAAGAAACAAAAAAGCCAATCATTTCTGAAAGGCTTTCTAAATAATTTTAGTTTAATCGTTGTACTCAGTTGCTCCAATATCATCATTATCATCAAATAAATCAAACCATTCTCGCAAACACATCATATCCATGAAATCTGGCGATTCGTTTTGAAGTATCGCTTTCATTTGCTCTTTTGGGATGGCTCTAATTTTTTGCTCATTATCTGGCTTTGCTTTCTTGAATGCCTTACGCTCAAATAATGCACGTTCTTTTATAGTCATTTTACTATCAAACATTGCGTTTGCAACGGTTTCATTTACTTTGTATTCGTTGTTATTTACGGCTTTTCCACAACGGAATATCAATTGATTTTTAAGGTTAAAATAGTTTTCTTTTATTGGGTTACCTGTTAACTGGTCGAGTACATAAGCAACTGAACTATTACCATTGAAAGGAATTGCACCTTCAAAAAATCCATCAACTAATTGACCTATTCCATCATTATCAAATATAAATCTATGGTTCGGAATACGATGTTTTAAAAGCATTCGATTGATTCCGTTAATAACTTCTGGTCCGTTTGATTTCTCCATAACAAGTATATCAATCAGCTCTTTACCATCAAAAGCACCAACTACAAACTTGTTACTTCCTTGACCTGCAATATCTGCTGTTAAGTATTTACGACCTGTTTTAACCTCGAATTTGTTGTTAAACATTCCGTTAAATGCCTTGAAATTAAAGATGTCATTTGCTGAAAGTACATGTTTCCAATTTCCATCCATCAAACTCAATCTCGTTGCTTCATCTTGTGAAAGTAAGTTTGCTAAATACTCTGGATTGGCTTCTAAAAGCTCTTTGTTATCGTAAATCGAACCACTTATAAAAGTCAATGATTTAATTAAATTCTCTGGATTAGTTCCCGATTTCTCTACTAAATCTTCAAGGAAAAACCAAGCCTTATCAATAACTTCATCGTAATTATCGCCCCAAATATATCCATCTTTATACTTAATAAAATATCGTAAAACTCCGTTACGCTCTGGAATTGGGAAACCTGTGTTTTGATCTATCCACCAACTTATAAAACTTGCAACCCAACTATCTGGATCGGGATTACAAGTTGCTCTAATGTATGGTTTGATTCCGCAATTACTACGATTTCTTGAAAGTAAATAGAAAAACATTTTCTCGGTAAAGTGTGTTAACTCATCAAATCCAATAAAAGGAATTTGAGAACCTTGCCAATCAAATATGTTTTTTTCGTATTCTAAATGTGAAAATTTAAGTTTTGAAAGTTCTTCATTCTTTGTATTTCTAAAGCTCCATTCTAATTTTGATTCTTTTGGAACTGCTCCGATATATGGGTACATTTTCATTGAAGTATCCCACAAACCGCCTTCTAATCTAATCTGTGGTGATGTTCTACGGAATAAAACGCCTCCATAATTCTGTACATCTTTATGCCTTAAAAATTCCATCAACAAGGCAAAAGTTTTCCCAACTCCTGCAGCAGAACCTCCAATGACAATATCTGCTGAACTTGATAAAAACTTTTCCTGGAATCCAGGTTGTGGCCTTATGTATTTAATTTCTGCCATTGTCTGGGAGTTGATAAATACTAACTGTATTGGTTATTTGACTTGGAGGCAAAATTGGTTTGTCTTTTTCGTAACCTCCTAAATGCCTCATTAATTTTTCTGCTGCATCCATTTTAGAAACTAAAGTGACTTTATTTATTTTAGAATTTAGCTTTGTTTCCGTGCTTTCAATTCTACTTATCATTTTTCTGGCTTGAATTGGCATTTTGTTTATTGGTAACAATTCGCCATTTTCTCCATACATTGTTTTTACATCAAACTTTATAATTCCCGCAAGTTCTTGAATTATCTCTAACAATGTAATTTCATTCTTTTCCGCAAGTTCTTTTCGTAACTCCTCTATTCTTGTCCTTACATTTGGTTTGTTAAATAAATAATGTGCTTTTCTATTAATAGTTGCTGGTTTCATTTTATCCGTAGAATATGCACTTTTATACGCTTCTGTTTTATTTCCATCAATCATAAAACTTTGAACGGCTTTTTCTTCTTTTATCGTAAGTTGTTTCATTTTCGCTAGTCTTTTAGTTCTTAAATGAATTGTTTTTATACCCTTTTTGTTTCTTTTGGTAACTTTTCAAAGGTATATAATTTTTATGAATTAAAAAGTGTTGTTTCTTTTAAGATACATTTTTTTGATTTGTTGCTTTCTTGAAACAAAAAACCCTAAACGATTTTTATCTCGGTTAGGGTTTTAAATTTCAATTATGGCTGTTGCAAATATATAAATCTTATTCGATTAATTCCAAATCATTTACAAATTCTGAATCTTTGAAAAAATGTTTTTCTGAATCTGCTGGTCTTGTTCCTTCTAAAACTTGATAATAAATTCGAGTTCTATGTTGAACTTTTTTAACCTCACTAATCTCAATTAATGAATCCTTTGAAGGTATTGAACCATCGTTTTTTATCGTTCCCAATACCTTGTAAACTTGACCTTTTTTAAATTTTTTTTTCATTGTGTTTATTGTTTAAATTAATATTTATTTCGTACCCAATAGCCTCTGCAATCATTAAGAAAGTCAATGCGCTTGGTTCTGGCGACTTTCTATTTATAAAACGCCAAACATTCGGAGCTGTAATCCCAGACTTTTTGGCTATTTCAGTATTGCAAATTTGATGTTTTTGCATATACTTTTTCATTTTTATGATTTCTAAATTGAGGCGTTTGGATGCTATTTTCTTTTGCTCTGAAATCATTATTTTTTGAATGATTGAATTACTTCTTTAACTTTTTCGTACTCTTCAATTTTCTCTAAAATAATACCTATTTTATCAACTGGTAACTCAATTTCTCTCAATGCTTCAATTATTCCGTTAACGTGAATTATACTCAATTCAACGGCTTTTTTTCTGGTTATCATTCCAATACTTAACCAAAATAAATTGAATATCTGTGTTGCTTTTTTTTCAATTTCCATACATTACTTTTTTTTAAATCCGTTCCTTTTTTTCTTTATTTGCTTTGCTAAATAAACATCTTTTGAATCACGTTTATACATTGAATTTTTGCGCCTTTCTGCTACTTTTTTATTGATTGTATAAACGTGATATTGCTTACAAACCTTGCATTTTTAGTAAGATTGTGAAAGTCCTTTATCTTCTGTTTGCACTTCAAATTGAACCGCTAATAAAGTGTATTTCTTTTTACTATCGC